TTCATTTTCTTTTGAAGATCAATCAACTTATCAGCAGTATCTGCTACGTTTTTAATAAGTTGACCTGCAACTTCATAAGCACGAGGATGATCTGACGCTCGTGCCACATCAAGTATTCCATCGACTGCTTCCTGCCCTTTCATAACTAGGTTATGTAGTTGAGCACGACTGACCTCATAGTCTTGTCTGACATCTTCGGTCTCAGATTTTTTGAGAGTTGGTTTCACTTTCTCAACATGCTTCTGGAGCTCCGAAGGTTCGGCACCAAATGCATCGTTGAGACCATCAAAGGGGTTTGCCATATTAAATGTCCTCGTCTACTCCACTTACAGGATTGCGTTTCTTCTGATCTGAAAACTCTGCCTTGAGCTCGCCAAAACCAAAATCGTCGTCTGCATCTGCAGTAACTGGATCTGGCTCCACTGTGTATCTGACGTTTCTTGGTGCCGATGTGGTATTGGTATCGGCATAGTAATCGACGATTGCCTTTTTGATCGTCTTGGAATCGGTGACAGGACCGTATAGATATGTCTTGCAAGTAAATTGCAATGTATAAATGATTGCTCTACGGGTGGAAAAATCGCCCTCATAATCATCTTCGTAGTCAACACTAGTTAGGACTACAGGTACATCTCTAATCTCACTAGAAATATCTTCCAACATCTTAACCGACAAGTTGTAATGTGGTTGGAAGAATGGGAGAATTTGCTCTAGGATTTCTAGACCATCTTCTTGAGTTTTGGAAATAATTGCCAACTCAAAAGAAAGATTATAAGGCACAGGCATGTAGACGTTTTTATTTTCGTCTACATCCTTAGCAACCTTGATTTTTTGAGTGGGTGATACCTTTCTTGTAGGATCATACTGAATGCCATTGATCTCAAAAGAGATTCTAGGCAGAGTAATCTGCACTCTTTTGTTTGTGGGATCAGGGGTAGCATCCAAACGTGCTAGGAATTTTTGCTTTGGACCATACGCCAAAGGCACTTTCATAACCTGATCGTCCTTATGGATCTCAATGTTATTAAACAGAGTGCCAAAAGAGACGACGGTCTTTCTAAAAATTGAATGATATGAATACGTACCTAACATCAGACTGTAGTATCAGTAGTGGACCCAACGCTGCCGAATGGATTAACTTCGGTGAAGTCTAGGATATCATCATCCTGTGTTTCAAACGAATAGTTTTGATCAATGGTATCAGCGGTATTAGTATTATTTAGTGTGTTGTAGGACTCGGGACTCCAGAGAGCACCAGAAGACTGTCCTTTGATAGTCTCTGCAGTATTGAAGGTTCCTGTTCTGTTGATGATTTGAAGGGCACGAGTCGAAGAATCCCAGGACTTGACTTCTGCTCTAGAGTCTTTAGGCGAGTAGTCGATTGTAACAGTAGGAACTGAAGTATAACCAGTGCCAGCAGCTGTGACAGTAATCCCAGTGACAATCCCAGCAGCACTAACCGTAGCAGTCGCTGTAGCGCCATTTCCCCCTCCTCCAGTGATAGTTACAGTTGGTGGTAAAGCAGACTTATAATACTCACCGCCATCAGTGACAGTGATAGATCCCACACCATCTCCAGAGAGTGCTGCGGTTGCTGTCGCTAGATAAAGATCACCAATGATTTCTTCACCAACTGTGAAGTCTCCTGTACCGCCAGGGTCCATAACCAACTTAATAGAATTAGCGAATGCCAATTCGACAGCATCGATCTCCGCAACACCAGTGTCGAGGTCTTCGTCGCTGTACTCGAAGAGTTCGCATTGACACTCCCAGACATATCCCTTACCTAATTGATAGAATGGACGCTCTGCTTCTACAAATTTAATTTCAAACAAGTGCTTTGTCCTTGGAAACCAAATAAGATCTCCCTCGTTTGGACGACCTTCTACATTCAATACAGCATTATCATCAACTTTCTCCGTAAACTTCTTACGGGAGAAAACGAATGTAGTCTTGTCTTCAATTCTTACACCAAACTTGGAAAGTAATTCACCTTGACCTTCCCAACCTTCTACGTTATTAACGTATGCTCTGACTTGTAGTGCTTGCTCAAATTTGCTTGTTTCTACCTCGTTTAGGATTGTGTCTCTATTGACATATGTCCTAGGTAGATAATAGATGTCCTGACCATACAACTCGATACTCTCTACCATCAAATTCTCAATGAATGTCTGCTCCTGTGCAGATCCATTGAGATTCAATCTACAAGACGAGGTGTAGTCTGACTGAATGCAATTTTCTGGTGGATCGTTTGTGTAAGTCATCCGATTAGATCAAGTGGTGGTAATTCGTATGTGCTACGTACTTCTTCCTCAAGGTCTTTCTTGAATTGACTTGCGTCCTCAAGAATCTGACGACCATTCAAAGTTACGCCACCCAGCATTTGTATGCCATCATACTTGCTAAGGTTACGTCCCCACTGCTGTTGGAAGAGTGCTTCAACATAGTCTTTCAACCAGTTGTTATTGTACATCGCAGTAAAGGTTTCGGGGTCTTGACGCATTAGCATCTCAACCATAATGTAGTCTCCTGACTGAAGATCATTCCAATCAAAATCAAGATATAGTCTACCCTGATCTTCATTGAATCTAACTCTACGATTTGCTTGAGAGTTAGTGACAAAATCCAATGTCTCAAGATATTGAGATGTCATGAAGTAATGGAGAATGTGTCCATGCGTCATTGCATAGATGTCATTCAAGAAGATCTGATATTTGATATTGAAGATGTTTCCAGGGACAATGCTCGATGTGCTAATTCCTGTATAAACATGATTGACTCCCATGCAACCAGGGGGAAGATCAACATAAGTATTATTTTCATACCAGTTAGTTGATCCCTGCTGTGTAGAGCTTTGAGCAGCAGTCTTGATTGCATCAGTGACCTGAATGGTCATGAAAGTTTTGTAACTACCGTTGTAGTGATACTCTTGGAAGTAATCAATCGCCTCCTCAATTAGGTCATCCAACTGCTCATCACATACATTGATGTCGATGGCAGGGTAACCTAATCTGCGAAGAGCATAATTTTTTAGCTCAGTCTTAGAAGCGGGTCTAGTTGCGGACATTTGTTATCAACCGAATGATTGGATAGTAAGTGTAGAAACATCACCTGCAGTTACAGTTTCAGTCTTCTTGAAGAATCCATCAACGTTGTCTACAGTTACCGAAGTTGCACCAACAGCAGTAATAACACCTGTAGTGCCAGAGGTGCCGCCAGTGACGGTATCACCAACTGCCATCTCAACAACAGCAGAGACATCAATAGTTGCATCACCACCGCCACCAGTGATGGTGATGGTATCACCAACAGCATAACCAGATCCATCGGCGTTGATCGCAACAGCAGTAATGACACCACCAGAAGCAGTGATATCAACTGTTAGACCTACGCCATTACCACTAGATGTTGTAGCAACTGCGGTTGCAGTGTTGTATCCAGTGCCACCAACGAGAGTGCCTGCATCCAAAGCAGTTACATCACCAGGAGTAGGATCACCAGACAGATTCAAAACAAGAGTTGTGGCAGTTGCAAGGTTGTTGAGCATTGCTCTTAGTTGCTCATATGCATTATCAAGTTTGTCTTGTACTCTTGCCTCAGTGTAATACTGATTGGTAGATCCTTCAGTCAGATCATCTGTAGTTGCTGCTGCGATACGAGCATCAGCACGAGCATCTGTGAAGTAAAGGTTGGTAGCACCTTCTGCCACATCGTCTGTATCTTTAGCAGCAAGACTTGCGTCAAAACGTGCTTCAGTGTAGAAGATGTTAGTACTACCCTCAGTGACATTATCAGTATCGATATCTGCCTGAGTGACACTCAATTCACCACCAACAGACAACTCAATACCAGTGCCATAGGTGAAGTGAGTGCGGGTGCGAGCAGCAGTTGTAAAGAGGTTTGTGCTACCTTCAGTTACATTATCAGTATCAATGTCTGCCTGAGTTACAGACAGCGTGTAGGTGCCTGCAGCATCATCATATACCTTAGTGATACCAGTGCTTGCAACAAACAGTGCATCGATTCTGTCATCAACACGCTCATTTGTGAAGTAAAGATTGGTGCTACCCTCTGTAAGAGCATCTGTATCATGATTGCTGATGTCAGAGGTTTGACCTGTAACATTACCAGTTAGATTACCAACAACATTACCAGTTACATCACCAGTCAAATCTGCGGTGATTACATTAGCAGCAAAGTTACCAGATCCATCGCGAAGGACGAGGTTGTTAGATGCGTTGGTGCTCGCAGAAGCGACGTTAATGGTTGGGTTACCAGAAACACCATCAGCATTGGTTAGGGTGATACCAGACGATGCTGTGACCTGCAGAGTGCGTTGTGCATAGGTATTAGCAGCAGTCCTAGAAACGAAACCAGTGCCTGCCATTGCAGCGAGTGCAGTAATGTCTGCATCGTTGTAGGTAGTGCTGATAGTTACGTCGGCAGATCCATTGAAGGAAACGCTACCATCGACAACTCCGTCGATTGTGATTGTTCTTGCAGTCTTAAGAGTGTCTGCAGTGAGAGCGTTACCCTGAATGCCAGCGCCAGCACCAGTGCCAGCAGCAACAGTAATGATGTTAGCCGCGAAGTCTCCACTTGAATCTCTATTAACAACAGTTGTAGGTGTTGCTGCCGAAGCAGTTGTCATGCTGTCCAAAAGATCAGCATTCAGGTTGTTGATCTTGTTAGTGGTAGGAATAACCAGAGCAGGACCAGAAGTAACCTGAGAAATGATCTGTCCATCTACAGTCAGGGTGCCATCAATGTTGGCATTGGCATCAACATCAAGAGATGTGCCAGACCCAGTAAGATTGAGACTACCAGCACGAAGAGGAGCGTCTGTGCCAGAATGAATCTCAGAGTTATTGGTTGCATCAACTAGGAATGTGTATTGGGAGGACGATCTGTCGAATCCAAAGAAACCCACTTTCGCAGAGCCGTCGTAATAACGGAACTCAACACCACGGTCCTTACCGTCGTTAGACGCTGGTGCTGTGTCACCACCCAGAGTAATAATAGGGTCATCGAGAGTTGTGACCGTAGAATTGACAGTAGTGGTTGTGCCATTTACTACGAGATCTCCGCCAACAGTAAGTGTATTGTGTAGGGTTGCATCACCAGTACTTGTATCAACATAGAATGCATCTCTGGAGTTTGCATCATCCCAAATGTGCAGATCGCCACCGATGTATGCATTCTTCTCTGCTCTAAAACCGCCTTCTGTAGATAGGGATACGGTGTTGTCGCTAAATGAAGTGATCTCGGAAGTGTTGGTGACAGAAACACGACCACTGAAACCAGTGTTACCAGACTGAGTTGTGCTACCAGAGATTTCAAAGTCTCCGTAGACGCGCATATTACCGCCAACAGCGAGGTTTCTTTGAATTGCAGCACCACCTGTCAGTCTTACAGCACCATCAGCACCGTAGAGACCAGTAAGAGTCTGGTCAGTGTTATTGGTGAAAGTGACGATACCAGATGCACCCAGAGTATCGTTGATCTGAGTTGCATCACCAACAGTCAGAGTGCCGATGATATTTGTATTGCCGTTGTCTGCATCAACACCAAACTTCTCAACAGCAGATCCATTTCTGATGGAGAAGACTTCATTAGCAGCATCAACAATCAGAGAATCGTTAATGGTTGTCTCACCTTGTACAACCAGTGTGCCGTCAGTTGCAACGTTACCAGATGCAGAAGCAACAGTAAACTTGTCGGTGGTGCCACTTCTAACTGCAAAGTTAGCGTCAACATCAACCGTGCCATTAAACTCCGAGTTACCTTGGACCAGAAGTGTCTGATCGAATGTAACAGCGTTGCTAACATCCAGAGTGTTTGTAATCTCAGTTGCACCATTGACATCTAGAGTGCCTTGGATATCAGTGTTACCAGTTACATTATCAACAAAGAATTTGTCGGTTGTGCCGTTTCTGACAGCGAAGTCTGCATCAACATCGACTGTGCCGTTGAATTCAGAGTTGCCAGCAACGTCAAGTGTGCCTTGAATGTCAGTATTACCAGAAGCACCAAGGACAGAGAACTTAACAGTGCTGCCAGAGAATTCTTTACCAACAAACAGACCTTCGCCAGCACCTGTGCCACCAACATGCAGAGTGGTAGCAATGCCAGCACCACCGTAAACTCTCAGGTTAGAAGTATCGTGAGTAGCATAAGAAGGTGTGTATGCAGCAGAAGATCCAGTCCTTAGTTTATAGCGGACCTGCAAGTAGTTTTGTCTGTTGAATGTTGCAGTCGTATCTTCTTTCTGTACGATCTGACCGTTGATATAGATGTCAGAGTTGAAGAGCATCTCGCCTTCAATATAACCACCACCGTCAACACGGAGAGCACCATAATCACTGCTAGTAATATCATAGAGACCAGTGCCACTATTCAGGGCAATAGTAGGTTCGTCAACATTCTCAAGGTAAACAAGACCAGCAACATTCAGAGTGCTGTTAAGGTCAGTAGCACCAGTTACTGTAGTTTGACCAGTAACGCCTAGGGTGCCAGCAATGAGAGTGTTACCAGTTGCAGAAGCAACGTTAAATTTATTAGTATTGATATTCAGATCATTGGTGATATCAACAACACCATAGAAAGATGCATTACCAGTCGTAGTTTGCAACTCAATACGAGTTGTGCCACTACCATTGTTAAGTTGCAGAGTCTTAGAAGCACCCTGAAGGACGATGCTATCATCGAAACGAGAAGTGCTAGTGACACGCAATGTGCCATCAACATCAAGAAGACCACCGATATTAACGTCCTGACCGATGCCAGCACCACCAGCAACTACAAGATCACCAGTTGTATTGGAAGTAGAATTGGTGTTAGTGGTAAGTTTTACATTACCAGCAATAATACCAGAATCAGTACCAGTAAAGACTTCGGTAGTATTTGTAGCAGCGTGAAGGAAACGATAACCACCTTCATGACCACCCAAATCAGTGTAGTTAGTATCCCAACCATAGAAACCTAGACGTGCCTGAGTGTCATAATAGCGGAATTCAACACCCCTATCCAGATTATCGTCAGCACTTGGAGCAGTATCACCACCGAGAGTAATGATGGGGTCATCGACTTGTAACGTCGTCGAATTGACAGTCGTAGTGGTGCCGTCAACCTGAAGATCACCCCAGACCCGTACGGTGCCAGTGTTGTCACCACTATCGCCAGGATCAATATTGATAGTAGCGTTGCCAGAAGCAAGATAATTGTCATAGACCTTCAGATCTTCGATTAGGATTTTGCCTGCTGTAGTAGCACCTGCTGCGGCAGCAACCGTAGCGTTAATCGAGACCGAATCGTCGGCAGTCATTACAATGTGTGCAGTGCCACTGCCCGCATTGGTAGAGAAAATATTGAAATTTCTTGGGGTTGCTACGTTTTGAGATTGTCTGATTGTGAAATGACCAGATCCATTCTTCTCTATCGTCTGATCAACTGCTCCATCAAGATCAATATTAGGATCAGAAAAATAGGAACGGACGTTAACATCAATCTCACCAGCGCCACTGTCGCCTGTATTATTAGCGCCAAACAGAAGATTGCCGCTTGTATCGTTAACCTTAATATAGTTGAGATAATCAAATCCAGTGTGTGCCGTAGCTGTTGTAAGCTCATTATCTAATTCAAATTCTTGGACGGTATTACCGTCTGTATAAATGATTCTATTATTTTGGAGTTGTGTATTATCTACTCCTGCGGCGGCGATGGTAACGTGCCCGTTGCCGTCAACATCGAAATCTTCCTGTGCAAAGCTAGCCAGTCCCTTCTGCTCGGTTGCCGCAGCCGCGAGGTAGCGCCAACCTCCAGAATCGCCGCTGGAATGAGTAGGAGCACCAGCACCAGCGTTAATCGATGTAATTGCTTGATAAACTTTTGATGCATTCTCGATAATATCATATCTAGAATATGCAGTGCCTGCATTATAGATAGCATACTTACTACCTTCAGTAGCAGTAGCAATAGGCACATTTGTAGCAGAAGTAAAACGACCCCACTGGTCAACAGTAAATTTAACTGCGTTTACTGTCTCTGTGCCGAAGGGCTCATTGTTACCACCAAGAGCATTTACAGAAGTAAGAGATTCTGTATTATAGTCACCAGGAGTAACCGTTGTGCTAATTAGATCAAGTTGAGTGTTTCCAGAAACACCATCCTGGTTTGCTGAAGAGATTCTTCCAGCAGTGCCAATAATATCTCTAGTTTGTACAACACCAGTGGAGGTTCTGGAGATGTAACCAAATGAAGTTAGAGATGCGAGAGAGTTGAGGTCAGCATCATATGGTTGAGCACCAGTGCCTTCAACACTAGTATCTAGTCCATATTCTTGAATGGTTGTGGGATTGGCAGCTTGAACAACTCTACCTTTAGCATCAACAGTAACTTTTGTATAAGTTGCTGTGGGGGTTGGTGTGCCATCATAATGTGGCAGTGTAGCAATCAAACCCAACTCTGCGTTGATAGACAGGTTAGAAGATCCATCAAACAAACCAGATCCAGTCAGATCTTGCGCTAGTTGAATCTGTCTGGTAGAAGCAAGTCTAGAAGCGGTAGAAGCATTACCGATAAGGGTTGACGTGATCGTGCCAGCAGAGAAGTTACCATCCGCATCTCTTTGTACAAGAGTATTTGCAGTGTTGGATGTTGACTCGATGGGTCTCTCATATCTAAGAGAGTTCCATGCAGTAACACCATCACCGATCTTAAAGCGACCCGTGTCCAGCTCGATTCCTAATTCGCCTTGAGCAAGCGTGGGGTTTGCGTTTGCCCATTCCTGAGCGCCACCTCTTCTTAGTTGAATTCTATTTGCCATTTTTTACGACAACCCGATTAGTTAATGCTTCTGAGTTATTTATGTCAATAAAAAAAGGGGGCGGTGCCCCCCAGTATTATTCTGCTTCCGCTTCATCTGGAGGATGTGACATAGTTTCTTCCTCCTTTGCATAATACTCTAGTGCTTCAATAGCACCTTGGAGTTTTAGTGCAGTAATCTCGTTTGCTTTGATTTGCTCAGCGAGTTTTTTGTTATCTTCAATACACTGGGCATATCGTTGTTTGAATTGACCCAGCATTTCTTCTTGAGAAACTTTTTCAATCGTCATGATTTTGTTTTTGGACTAACGTTAGTAAGAGAGACTTGATATCTCCCATATCAGATTTTAGATCAGAAACGTCCTTTTGTAAAGTCCGAATCTCCTTTTCTTTTTCTTTCTCAGATTTCACACTAAGCATGTATTGCTCATAAGTGGATTTATTGGCACAGTCAATAGATCCACTTGACTTATCCTTAAACCAACCATCGTGTCCTTTAATTGGAAGACGTGTCATAATTAAACTGCAAGTGCAATAGCTCTGAGGTCTTTTAGGACAGGTACGTATGCCTGGTTTGTAGATTGTAGGACAATCTTAATTTGATATTGATCAAAATTCAAACCAGAAATTTCATACTCATATTCCCTAAACTGTCTCAACTCTGTAGTGCCAGGAAGATTTTCTGGGGTATCGAAGTAGTTGAAACCAAACGTCTCGATGGCAGCTGTGTTACCTGCGGGACGCACTCTATATAGGACTTTAATGTCAGTGCCAGGAGGACGATAACCAGTGAAGTAGACCTTGATTGCACCAGAGGTATTAGTCAAAGTCGCAGTCCTAGTGATGTAAACCGCAGCATTCTCGTCACCAACAGACAGGAGAGACGAGCTGTCATCTGCAGGTTTGTTGATTCTATTCATGACTAAGATAGCGGAGAGTCTGTCCGTATCAATAACAGGAGAAATGTTGGGGTTGTTGCTAGTCATTGTTAGATCAAGTCTGAGTGACTTAGCATTATCAATTTCTTCTTCCTCATTGATCGCAGAGCAAACCAGTTTGGGAGAAACTAGATAGTTATCATCATTCAGAAGTACGTCACTGAAGATACCATCATTTGCAAAAGACCCACTTAGAGAGGTGGCGCTGACAGAAGTGCCACTGATGGCATTCAATCTTGCAGTAACTTCAGATCCAGGAAGGACCATTTTTTCAATGGTAGGACGAATGACTTCATACTGAATGTTTTGAGTTGCATAACCATCAATACCACCAGAAATAATACCCAGGTTAGCAATAGAGGTAGTGGTCAATTCATAAGAATCTAGAGTAGGATTCTGAATGGAGTTATGCGTTTTGTTAATCTCAATCAAAGGAATGCCATCAAGGTTATAGCATTCAACGATAGAATCATCTGCATGTGCTGAAGCAGTTGTACTACCAACACCTCTATCAACTGCAGTAATAGTCTTGCCGTCTCCAGAAATAGCAGAGTAAGAAATAATCTCACCGTTGATCTGAATATATCCAAGATTACTTGTGCTTACTGCACCACCATTGATCGTGGTGTGGAATGCATTGGCATCAGCAACTTGAATTGATGTATCAGTAGCAGAAATTGCTGCTGTCAAAGCAGTTGGTGAGATTTCCGATGCAATACCAGAGATAGTAACATTGTTAGAAAGGTCATGCATACAGTGATTACTGTGAGAGATCTTAATCTTTCTCTGTGCAGTAGTGAATGTTGGCGTGGCAGAAAGGTAAGGACTTGCAACACTATTAGCAACAACAGCATCTCCAGTAACACTGAAACTTGTAACTGTATGTGCAACAGGGGTGCCAGCAGCATCACTAATCTGATCTGATGTAGTGAAATCATCAGAAACAAAGTTTACTGTCAATGTGTAAGGACCAGATCCAGCAATCTCTGTGATTGTTGCTGTTGCACTAGTCGAAGATCCAGTAATAGTATGTCCAACTGTCCAAGTACCTGCAGCAACACCAATTGTGCCAATCGTCTTAGACGACTGAATATTAAATGTAGTTGCCGTGCCAGACTGGAAGACACCACTAATATCTTCAAGTGTGAGAATGTTAGCACTTGTACCAGTGCCGACAGCAGCAATTGTGCCCTGTGCATTAGATGTAGACTGCCTGATTCTTGCGCCAACAGTGAAAGGATAACTAGTGGAGTCTAGTTGCACTTGAAGTTGTGGTGTAAATGTCTGGACGGGATCTCTTCTAAGTCTGAGAATACCACCGTTACCTACACCAAGACCAGAATTATTAAGTACAAGTTGTCCAGGACTTACATTATTATATGTTGCCTTGTAGATGTTAAACTTCAAGTCTTCATACTGATCAGCAGTCCAGGTAGATGCGTTTTGTGACTTAAACAAGACACCAGCATAAGGTTGCTCAGAGATTGTGCGATCTCCAGTGACATCCAAATCACCCATTCTAGAAATCCAAACCTGATAGGTATTAGAGTCAGAAAGAATGACGAAGCAGTGCTCAATAGACTGTGGAATATAAACAGGTGCTCTGAATGTAAACTTGGTAGCAACTGCACCAGTTTCAGACAACTGGACCTGACTAGGAGTCAAAGTAACATCGGAGAAAGGAAGAATGGTGGTTGTGGGATAACCATTTTCCATTGTCCTGATCTGCATGGAGATAGGGATATTTTCATCCTTAGTGTTGAAGAATACATCAACAGATGTGATGAATACACCACCTTCCTCATCAACAATGAATGATTGTGCCAGAGGGTCATACCAACCAATCTGTCTTGTCTCAGTCCTGACTGAAGAAACAACACGATCTTCAGTAACAGTATCTCTAACGATCTCTGCGTTTCTAACTGCAAGAATATTTTCTTGCACAGTATTCAATGTGCCTCTTGCTTCATAGGTTGTTTCTGCAGAAGATGAAACTGCACCAGCAAGACGAGAATCATTTTGATCGGTAGTAAATCTAAGAGTCCTAGATCCAGTTGCCCAACGAGGATTAACATCTCTGTTTGGAGGTGGTAGATAGAAAGATCCACCAAACTGTCCTAGTCTATCACTAATAACTCTTCTGTTTTCAACAACTGCTCTAGCGCCAGAAGTCAAACCAACAATAATATCACCAACTGCAAAATTGCCATAGTAATCACCAACTGCCTCTTCTGCTAGAGATTTGGTGTTGATATTGATAAAGTTGGTGGTAGAAGAATACGAATCAGTAGGCATATCCTCATTCGTATATGGATTGAATTCGTAGTAGTCATTGGGTGCTGCTACTTGGAATCTACCTTTAGTAATAGAAGGACGACCAAGACCAGTTGCCTGACCCTGAGAATTCAATGTGATGTTTGCTTCACCAGGAGTTGAAATCTCAATAGTTTCACCAACAACAAATGGAGTTGCATTAGTCCTACTATCAAGAGTAGAGTCCTTAATAACTTCGATAACTTTAGGTACAATATAGTTATCAATAGGAATACTATCAAAGAAACTATAGAATCTAGTCCTGGGTTTCATTCTAGAAACTTCAATAGCAATGTTTCTAGATCTCATCCAAGGAATAGAAGTCTGAGAAAGAATGCTGTCACCCATTGACTCCATGTCAATTCTAGGTACAACTTGTGTCCTGATGCCCTCTCTAGACTGACCTTCAGTTACTTCAATCGTATCAACTCTATTAACACGACGCATACCACGACCGCTCCAAACATCAGGTCTAGGAGATCTACCAATGTCTTCTGCCAACCAATGTTGATTATGTACGGTTTGTGATCCGATTACTTGCTCACCAGTCCAGTTAGTCGTCCAGGATGCCCACTCAATAGGAGCAAATCCATTCTGATCAACATTCAATTCCGAAGATACTTGCTCAAAGTTACCTTCAATTTGCTGAATGTTTGCAGGTACACGCTCAGTATCTACCCAATCATCAGAAGCAGGAGTCAGATCAATACGACCGATGTATGTAAAGACGTTAAATGGGTTAACGTTTTCAACTCTAGAAGCATATGGTTGATTGATAATCAGAGTCTCTGTATAAGGTAGAGTAATAACAGGACCAGTCTGCTGATAGTTGGTAGAAGATGTAGTGTTGATTTGCAAAGCAACGTTTGTGCAATAATGAGATGCTCTCATTTCGCCCGCTCTAAAATCTAGAGCAGCGTTGAAGTCTTCGTGAGAAGTTTCAGACTTGCTATGATCAGCAAAGTCATCAACAATGAAACCATTCTTGAGACGATCCTTACCAGTGCCATCAATAATTTTGGTGTTGAAAGTATTACTTTCAAGCATATTCAGCGAGGTATAATACTCAACCTGATTGAGACGACGTTCAATAGCACCAATGTCACGCATTGTATAACGCTTGTTATCAGATTTTTTGATAACAACGTCTGCTTCAGGATCAAAACCATAAGGTTTGTGATACATTGTAGCCAGAAGCATACCATCGCTAAGATTGTCAGGTTCTTGAGGTGCTTCTGCCGACTTACCTTTCACCAATTGGAATTCTCCATTAGGCAGAAGGAATGCCTTATCAACTCTAGGTAGATACCAATCAAAGTCGCAACGGAAGTCCTCACCAATCTTAGGAATATCAAAGATGGTTGCAGAAGGACTACCTGTAGAGAAGACTCTCGACTTGAAGTCAAATGTAGAGCAGTTAACAAAAGCAGGAGAAGAAACCGTGCCAGTGCCACTATACAGATTCTTGATACCAGGACGGAAGTCAAGATAATCTGCCAAGAAGTTTACACCAAAGAAAGGAATATCAGCGTAATCTGTATTCAGATAAGACTGACCACCAAAATAGTCACCAGTTGTAGAGTGTGTATAGAAATCAAGGACAACTTTCAACTTACGAATAGGTGCTGTTACGCTCCTCTTTCTCGTAATTCTAGATACATCATATACAAATCCAGTTTGAGAAACTTCCAAGAAATAATTGTCAGTTACAACTTTAGATCCAGCAACAACGGATCCTTCACTATCATTGATAATTGCTGACAATGCAGTGCCATTTTGATCGAAACCTGTGATAGTTTCACCTGCTATGAATGTGCCATCTAGATAAACAACACTAAGTTTTAGGTTACCAGAAGCAAATTCAACAACTTTTGCTTTAGCATTTGAAGATTGACCTGTAACTGTTGTACCTACGCCAAAGAATACTGGCTCAACCAAAGTTACATTAGGAATTACAGGATCATCATCATCCAAAGATTCATAAACAGCATGTAATCTATAGGCATCACAAAGACCCAAGGAAATATCTCTGTCCTCAATTCTGGTGCCGTAGAGATTAGAATAATTTAGACCGTAATTTTGCTTGTCGCTGTTGGAAGTAGTTTTGTTTACGTTTAAGACAAACATCTGATTAGATGCCTTTGTCTTTCTTTGCGTTACGTTTTTAGAGATCGCCGCTGTAATTTTACAAGATGTAATATTGGTCAGGTTAGAAACTGTAAGTGTAGTTCTATCAGTATTCAAACTCATGTAACCAGCAACACCTGCATTGACAGTTTCAACGGGAATGTTGCTGCCAACAGGATAAGTTACGTTTGTACTTGCAAGGACAGTGATGTCATATGCAGTATTGGACAGGGAGGAGAATTGCTCGTTTTCGGGGAGGGTGATAGAGATTGCATTAGCAGCAACCGTCTGGTTATCAAAAGTCCTTCTGACTGTCATCGATTCGTCAGAAATGCTCTTGATATACTTCTTAGGCATGGGGCTAAGAAGATTTGCATTTCTAGCATCTCTAATTCTTGACCTGTATCGGACGAGAATTGTATATGTGTCTGCTGTAGGAGCGGTGCTACCAGGAGTTACCAAGACAGTTTGAGTAGCATAATCAACAATGTTTGCAACATTACGAGAAGAAAGATCGGTAGGATTGACTTTATCTACTACAACAAATTCCTCAGGAGAGAAGTAAATTTCATCTCCAGGTCTTAGATCAATAGCAAAGTTAGAGTTAAGACCAGCAATAGTAGGACTAAAAGATGCAACATCAAATGTAAGTGCTGCACCACCGCCACCTCCCAATTGTGCGTCAGCAACAGTAATAGTCTCATCAACAACGTAACCAGTACCAGCTTTAAGGACTTTAATACTAGTTACAGCACCAGCGCCATCAACAACGATTGAAAATTGTGCTCCAGTGCCACTTGCATCAGTAGTAAATGTAGATACTGTATAAGTACCTGCACTTCTAGATGCATCAGCAGCACCAAAAGTATCTACAGTGACAATACCACCAGATGCAGTAGTGTATACAAAAGAGTCGCCCTCAAGTCTGATGATATCTTCTAGAATAATATCTGCAGTAAATTCTATTGTGCTATTGCTCTCATCTCTACATACGGTTTGACGAGCATCAGAATACTCATAAGTATGGAGTCTAGAAATAGTCGTTACGTCTAGACCATCAACTTTTAGTGATTCACCTACTTGGAATTTACCTTCTACTTGATATACAGGAAGGTCAACATCGGAAGTTGTGCTATCAATAACATATGCTCTGGCACCGCTGCTTGCACCAACAACAATAGATCCTTGTGCAATTGTTTCTGCACTAGCCAACTGAAGGACCGTGACCATCTGAATATCAAAGATATTCAGTTTATAAGTATCATCACTATTACCTTC